ATTTGTATTAATCTTGCAAAAGGTTTTCTAGTTCTTTTTACTTTAGCAACTGTATCTCTAGCATCTTGAACAGTTGCATATTTAATTGAAACAGTATCCCTTGGGTTTTCATCTGTGTATAGCCTTCTATCACTACCTTTTGGTTTTTTTCCTGTTCCTACTTTTGGGTCTCTTCTTTTGGGCATTTTTAACTAATTTTTTTAAAACGTTTGATTGTCTTTTGTGTAATTTAGATGCTTTGTTAAGCTGTCTTGATACTTTTTTTATTTTTCTTAACATTTCCACCTTCTTCTTGCTTGTCTAATTCTTGAATTAGGATTGTTTCTTGTTTTGGCTGAACTGCGTTTGAGTTGTCCTAATGATCTAGCACAGTAAGACTTTCTTCTTTTTGCAGCCTTACTACCTTTTTTTACTTTACCTGTTACTGCTGTTTTTAATTTACTACCGGGATTAGCTTTTCTATATGCACGCACACCTTTTTTGGTCATGCCTGCACCAGACTTGGTAGGGCGGAAGTTACCGCCCTTACCAACTGTCCTACGTATATTTTTAGTTTTTCTTCTTTTTACAACCATTCATTAATAGCTTTTATTTAAAACTAAAATAACAGAGTAAGCATCACCACTTGAGTGACCTACTGTTGTAAAGTCAATATCTCCAGTTATACCAGATCCTGCATTATTAGGTATGCCAGAAAATAAATCATAGTATTCATCTCCTGTGCTATCTGCTGGTAATGGTATAGCTAAAACATTAGTGCTCGCATCAAACTCTATATCTACACCCATACCTCTGGTTGCCCAGTATATACGTGATATAGAAACTCTACTGCAAGACTCACCTAAATTGTTTTTAGCTAAAGCTGAAACATCAACTTTTTTAACAGAAGATTCACCTGTTCCGTCAGATTCATTAGTAAACTTTAATATCGCTACTCTGTCACTATCATGAATAGTTTGAGAAGTTACTGTATCTGCCATGAGCTACTCCTTATGCGTCAGCAAATGGTGTTACTAAAGTTCCTGAACCTAGTGTAATACCCTCTACTGCATATTTAGCTGAGGCCATAGCAGTTACTTTAATGATACTACCAGCTAATCCGCCTTTGGTAGAGCCATTCAAAGTAATAACATCATTTGAAGCACCAGATATAAATGTTTTACCTGTATTATCATCTACACCTGTATATAAACCACCAACGAATTTATCAGTGCCATCAGTTTTAATATCCATATCTGTAGCTGCTGTTTCAACTACAAAGAAGAAAGAAGCACCTAAGTTGTTTAATTGGTTAGGATCCTCATTTGTTGATGGAGTAGTAGTTACAATGCTAGGCAAAGTAAATTTACCGTCTGCATCATTACAAGTTAATATTTTTCCAGCGTGAGCAGCAACTGTAAGAGTAGTATCTGCTGTTAGGCTAACTACTGATGCGTTACCTGCTGAGATGAATCCAGCTAGTGATTTAACTGGTCCACTAAAAGTCGATTGTGCCATAATTTTTCTCCTGAAAAATAAGTTCTATTATCTTGGCTTGTCTGCTAGGTCAGTTAATAGAACAAGTTAATAAACCCTAGACTTTTGATTGTATATTAGTTTTAGCCAAAAAAAAAGGGAGCCGAAGCTCCCTTAGATAATCAACAGAGATTATGCACCTTGAGATGCAAACACTGCTCTTGGGTTTGAAAATCCAAATGAGTATCTTTCTCTAGCTTTGAATCTGACATTGCCAGTATCAAAGTCACCTTCCATAGAAGTTGAAAGAGGTGATCTCTCGAAGTGTTTAAATCCGTCAGGACAATCTGTTAATAAGAACCAAGCATCGGTATCTGTTAAGAAGTTATTTACAGAATAACCTTCTGGTACCATGCCCATGTTCCTAATAGCATTGATGTCATTATCTGATGTGCTTACTCTACCAGGTGTTTGTAGCAATCTATCAACCACGAATTGTAATTGTGGTGGAACGATTAACTTAGTTCCTTGTAAAGCAATAACCATATTTCTGTCATCAACAAAAGTTGAAACTGAAATAAGTGCATCTTCTAATGAAGTCTCATTCAAGTCAGTGTAAGTGCTTGGTCTGTTTGAGAATGTTCCGCCACCTGTTAAAGGGTGAGAATCACTCACTAAAGCAACACCATCTCCTCCAGTGAAGCTTGATGAGAATGCGTTATTAAGCACAGACGCAGCTTTTACTTGCTTTGTGTGTGCCATTGATCTTGCTAAAGCCTTTGTGTATCGGGCTCCTAATCTATCATACAGATTATCTTCGATAGCTTCTTCAGTTAATGCAAATGCTAACGCAATGGTCTCATGTGAGTACCTTGCAGTAAAACCTTCAGACGCTTGGTCAAATGCCACGCTTTGTCCTTCTGATTTTACTTTTGCGTTACCGAAACCTACTATTAAGGTTTCTTCTTCAAATGCTCTATCTGATGCTTCTGTCTCAAATATTTCTGCATGTTGTTGTTCATACCTGTTGTATTCCATGCCAAATAAGGCATTCAACCCAGGCTCTAATTCTTTCGCTAATTGAGCTCTTGAAATAGCCATAATTTATACTCCTTATTAAGCTAGACCTGCACCTTTTATGCCGCAGATATGATTTTGAATAACAACTAAAACGTTTGTATTTGCCGTAGCAACGTCTGAATTTTCAGGATCTCCTGAAATATCAATCGCTTTTAGCGGTAAATTTGTTGAAGTTGCACCTGTTGTGACATCTAACTCAGCTCCTGAAATACCTGTGACGGTACTACCTGAACTTGTGTAAACAATGTCAAAGTTTCCAAACAGATCAGCCACTGGGAAAGTGTCGTCTGCTTGTACCTCGAAGACCACATTAGGATCATCGATTACGAAAGCAATTATATCTGAAGCATTAGTGCTTGCAGGATAAAAATTACTGAATACTTGTTCGCTTGTAGTCGGATCGGTGTAAGAACATCCATTGAATACTCCAACCACAGGAACTGTGCCACCGTCAGCGTGTACTTCAATACCGCCTCCAGTTACTTGCATTACCATATCTCCTTGGAAGATACTTGTTCCGTAGTTTGCAGCTATTCTATAACGACTTTGTCCACCAGTATAAGGTGAACCACCCATCATTCTTACAGGCTTCATTCCAAAAGCAGCATCTTGATTTGCCATTTTTGTTTCTCCTATAAAATAATTATAACTTCAGAGTTCACAAAGTTATCCTTTGCTACCTCCACCAAAAGTCACCCTTGATTTAATCTCTTTTGAGATTGGCATTGAGGGATTCTCTTCACGCATTAGGTCATTCTCAACAGCAGTCATTTGATTATTGGTTTGTTGTTCAAAAAAGTCATTTCTTTGATCTGCGATTTCTTTATCTATTTTGCACAGTATCAACCCACCAACTCCAATTACTCCCGCATGACGACCATCATCGACAGTAGGTAAATCGTGATAACCAGGTAACTCATCTGGTCTAACAACCTCGAATCCCTCACGAAATCTTTTTGAGACATTCGTTTTATCATCTTGGCCTAATACAGATTCTCTAACCCAACGATAAGAAATACCTTGTGATTTAGCTAATTCTACAGCTTCTTCTGGCAATTCTAACGCTGAAGGCATCTTCCAAGCTTTTGGCCTAGTGTTTGTCTCCCTAGTGTCAGAGTTTCTAGTAGATCTGTTATTTTCAGTTTTGTTATCTGTTTCGCTCATGATTTTTGTAACCTCGCTTTTTGTATTGCGTAATCTTTAAATGACACTCCAAGTTTTTTAGCTAGTGCTTGTTCGCTCGGTGTCAACTCGATACGATTTTGTTTGCGTCCAGTCGATGTGTTGCGTGTGGCTGAAGCGACTGTTTGGACGGGTTTTTTGTTCGCTTCCACGTTAAACTTGTGAGGCAAGTTATCTCGCACTCGTTTTTCTATTTCACTATAGTATGCATCACTCTCTATGTCAAAGCCTTCGTTCTCTAATTGTCTATGAACTGCAAAGGCTACACTGGTTGCAACATCGTCTGTTCCAAACCAAGTATTTCTTTGAGCCCACTCTTTAGCTTTTGGAGATGGCTCATCAAAGTCTTCTTGAACAGGCTGTGGCTGTTGATATTGTTGCTGTTTAGCTTGTTCTAAGTAAGCTTGTTCTTGAGCTTCGTATTGTTTTTGTTGTTGCTGATACTGCTCATGTCTAGCTTTATCTGCTGTTGCCATGCTCAAAGCTTCGGTTGCAGTTGCTATGGCCTCTGCATCTCCAGCTTCAGTAGCTTGTTTTAAAGCTTGTTTTGATAATGCTAATTGAGATTCAACTCTGTTTGAAAACTCATCGCCATAATTAGATTGAAAAGTTTTTTGAGATTGTCTTAATTGATCATTCTGTTCTTTAAGTTCGTTAGCATATTGAACAGCCATAAGCTCTCTTCTTTGAAACTCTTTGGCTTGTGCTACAGCCTTGTTTATTCTATTTTGTGCTAATGCTGCTCTTTTTTCTACATCTGATTGATCTTTTACTTTTTCTTCTACTTTAGGAGATGCCTCAAAGTCTTCTTGTATTTCATCTTCAGATACAGGTGCTACTTCTTGATTGACCTCTACCTCTACGGCAGTATCTTGCACTTCCTCTTCAACCCTTCTATTTTCAGGCAGTGCTGCTTTTTCTATTTTTTCCTCTGTTATTTCAACATCTATATTTTGTGCTTCTTCGCTCATTCTTTACTCCTATAAAGATTTTATGTCATCTGGATCAAGGATTGTCGCAATCACTTCATCATCGTTAATAATACGAACCTCGTTATCATCTTCTAATCTGAAACGAGTTCCTGCGTATCTGCCAATTAAAATCCAATCACCTTGTTTGCACCAAGGAGTGTTAGATTTGTTTGGCTGACCAAATTTATTATCTTTATAAGCTAAAGGGCCTACCTTTAAAACATAGCAGATCACTGTAGCTAAAGCTTCTCTGTCTACGGTTTCTTTAACTAGCTGAATACCACCGTCAGTTTGACCTTTACCTCTGTATGGCAATACGAGTATCCTCCATCCAACAGGATCAGGCATTCTTTCAAGTAGTGATTTGTCTAGTAGTTTAGGATCTAATACCCTTTCTTCTGATTTTACGAAAGCTTTGTCTAGTTCTGAGGACTCTTCTGCTTTCTCTTTTGCAATTTGTTCTTTATGTTTTTCAAATTGTGTTTTTTCTGCGACTTTTTCAATCATCGATGTCATCCATTTGCAACGTTTCTTTTAAATCTTGTTGTAAGGAGCGAATCGCTGATAACTCTCCCATAACATATTTGTAATCTTCCATGGATTTTATATTGCCACTAGCAATAATGTCAACAGCATTTCTCTCTCTTTCTCGCAAAGTTTTAAAAAAATACTCTGCAAGCTTAATACCATCCAATTATCTCTCTCCTAATTTTTTATTGTTATGTATTTTTTTCTAAACTTTCTTGTATTACTTCTTTTACCTCTGGTTTTTTCAAACTTCCTGTTTGAATCAACCTTTTAACAAACATTGGTATAGATTCCGCACTTCCTACGGTAATACCTGTAACACCTATAAGATTATTTACAAGCTCACTACGTTCTGGACTTTGTAAACTAAAAATATAATTTGTTAAAGGCAAATCTTCAGAAAATTCTCCTAAAGGCTCAACAACTTCTCCACCCTCAGCCATCATCATTCTAGGTGAATAAAGTGACTCTATTCCTCTACTTCTAGGCATCATTGGTTCACTTCTTTCTATTTTTGGTAATTCTATTTTTGGTAAATTTATTGGTGACATAGGCATAGGTGTTGCTATGGGTCCGGGCATAGGCATTCTTGGTCTCATAGGCATAGGCTTAGGTAACATAGGCATAGGCTTGGGTAACATGGGCATAGGCTCAGGCAAACGAATCGGCATTATGTCTTTTCCTGGTAGTGGTAGCGATCTATCTATAGACATTTCATCACGTCTAGGAATTTCTATTTGTCTTAATAAACGCTCGCTTCTTTCCTTTACTGGTGTGCCTGTTAATCCTATACCTGTCTGAGTAAATAAAGGATTTTCAAAACTTCCTAATGGTCTTTCTTGAATTGATGGTGGTTGTGGAGGAATTATATCAGGCACTATTGGTTCAAATTTAGGTCTACTCTCTTCTATAAAGAAATCATCTGGTAATGGTGGCATAATGCCTGGACCATAGCCATAATCAATCATGTTACGATCTAATATCGGAGGCATCATATCACCTCTTCTAGGTCCACCTCTTTCTCTTCTTATTCTGTCTATATCTTCCATAGTTATGATAGGTTCGTCTATAACAGGCGGTTCTTCTACTATCATAGGTGGTTCTTCTCTCATAGGAGGCATGTCGTCTATAAATATTTGATCTGGTGGTTTTGGAGGATCAATCATTTTAGGTGGTCCTGGAACACGATTTAATGGTGGTTGAGCAGCAAACATGTCTGCTATCGGATCACGCATAACATCGGTAGGAAGAAAGGCTTGTTCAGGTTGCACAGGAGGTACATACCCCTCAGGAGTGAAGAAAGCTGGTCCACCTTGAATTAGCGTAGGTCTAGGTGCAGGAGCAGGAACTTCTCCTTGAGCTTGTCTTTCAGCCCGTGCTAGTTTACTAAAAAGTCCCACTAAGAAATACCTTTAAACTTTTTACCTCTAAGTGCGGCACCGCCACCTCTTGACTCGCCACCGCCATAACCTTGTGGTTGTGGAGCAGAGCCGTTAGGTATTTTTTCAGGAGTAGAGTATTTAACTTCTCCTTGATCTTTGATGGTTACACTTGATTTTACTTTTGTCATAATTGCACCTATATTATTTATTTTTAGATCCCTTAGGTCTGCCTCTTTTTTTAGGAGCTGACTTAGTTACCTTTTTAGTTTTCGCTTTAGTCTTGGTCGAAGTTTTTTTAACCGTTTCTTTTTTAGTCTTTTTGACTTCGGTTTGGTTATTTGCATCTTCATTGATGATCGGTTGATTACCATTTAATATTTCCTCTTCTTTTTTAAGCATAGCTTTGTGTATAGCTTGCATTTTTTGTCTGACTGAACTCATATATTAACCTCGCATTATGTCCATAGCTTTAAACTGTGCAGCTTGATCTATACGTTCTCTAGCTATGTCGTCTTTCATTGTAGCTATTTCTCTTTGAATTGCCAATCTTTGTTCTGCAAGTTTATTATTTTCCATAGCTTTCATAGCATCAAACTCTTGTCTTTGTGCAAACTCTTCACGTTTACGTTGCACATCATCAGCTTTAATATCAAGTTCTTTATCTCGTAACTGTACTAAAGGATCAACAGGTGGTGGCGGTGGAATAAACATAGCATTGATCTGCTCAGTAAGTTGCGATACCACTGCAGCAACATCTTTAGCCACTTTCTCTTGTATCTGTTGTTGATACCCTTGTGCAACCTCAAGTGGCAACATTTGTATCTGTTGTAGCATTTGTTGAAACTCTTGGTTTTGTGCATTTTGTTGATCTACTATTTCAGCAGCCCTAAAAGATATATGCTGATAAATATGTGCTTGAATCAAAGATAGCACTACAGGATTAGCTTGTGCTGTCATGGTTCCGTATAAAGACATGTGCGAATTAATGTGTGCATCATGATCTTGACCCGGAAAAGCTTGAGCAGGCATACCTGCAATCAAAGCTGCATTTTCATTAGCTGGGTCTAAAGGTTGTGGTTGTGGTGGCGGTGGCAATAATTGTTCAATATTTTGCACACCCATAGCACCGTACATTCTTCGATAGGCCTCATGTAAACCTGTTGGCCCGTGTATCTCAGGATTGCTTTGCACGGTTCTAAGTATCTCTTGAGCC